TATGTCCCTTCAAGAATTTACTTTAAGTGTGAGTTACCATTTGAGGGTGTGAGTGATGAATACATTGATGAATTGATGAAAGATATAAATATAAGAGAAGAAATATTCGATATAAATGAAATCTTATAAAGAATTCTGTAAGTTGGCAGAAAGATATTACGAACCACATGAACCTTTACCCTCAGGAAAAACTCCTAAGGGTAAAGCAACATCTTCGTATTGGAGACAACGTGGAGAATATTTTAGAGATCCACAAAACCAACCCATGATTCCCGAATTGAATCCTAAGGGAGAAAAAAAATATGAAAGATTGGGACGACAGCGTAGTAGAACAATGAATCAAGTTAGTAGAGGAGCAGATAATCCCAATCTTAATTTAAGACCAGACACAAGTGGAAAATATGATGTATCCGGAAATTCCAAAAATATAACCGTTAATAATAAAGATGGAATTAGAATGAACGTGAGACAAAAAGATAAAGTTTATTTTGATAAGTCTAATAAAACCAGAACGGGTAAAATACCAAGACCCATATATGATATTGAATGGTATAATAATAAAAATACGGGGAATAATCCAGGACAAGCAAGGTCTACTCTAAGAAACGTTGCGGATATGTGGAAAAATCAGGTTGAACCAAGACTTCCTAGAAATTCTGTGATAACTAATTTTCCTATATCAAATGATACAAGTGATAGAAATACTAGATCAAAACTTTATTCCAAAGTTGCTAATTTTGGTCCAAGAGATGAATACACGGGAAGACAATATGCAAAAGTAGGAAATAATCCATCATCAAAACAATCTGCAAAAGGTGCTAGTAGGATAAAACCTTTAACACCTGAAAGTGGTGATATTTCACGTTATAGGACATCAACTGAAATGGATAGATTTAATAAGATTAGAGAGCCTAAATTTAAAGAATCCGGAAATTCTACAGCAACACAAGGGGCACCAAGAAAGATTGCTCCTGCAAAACCTTCCCGCCCTTCAATAAATAGAGAGATTAAAAATTTGGCAAATAAACCTTCAGTCAAAGCACCATCTCTTCCTCAAAAAGTAAAACCAATATCCAGTGCCCTTAGAAAATTCAAAGGTAGAGGAAAGGTTGGATTAGCTCTTGCTGGTGCAGGATTAGTTGGATCTGCTATTACGGGTCTTAAAGACAAAATTAAAAATTAATGAATAATGCTTCATTTCCAGGCAGGTTTTTAATAAATAAAAATAAACCTTCTGACGATGATTACTTTTCAGCAGTTTGATGAAAATGCTAGGGCAGCGTTAAAACTGCTGAAAGCGACTAATAGAATTATTGGTGGGAAAAATGTTGGTTCTTTGGGAAGAGCAAGATATAAAGCTTTATCAGTAGGACCAAGCAGAAGTAGAGTTGGATTAGATCGTCAAAGAAGAAATGCATCTGATGCAGCAGCATTTAGAAAAGCAAACTTCCCTAGAACTCAAACTGGAGGTACTAGGCAAAGATTTAATACGACAGGTGAAAAGAATAAGTTTAGTAGAACTGTGACAACTTCATACCCGTCACAATCTTCATATGCAAAAGATATGGTTCCTGCAAAACAATTGGAAAGTGGTGGAAGAATTCGTTCAACATCTGAACGTTCTCAATATCTGAAAAGATTGAAAAGACAAATGGGTGGGACAAGAACACGAAGAGGAGTTCATGCTGTTGATGTTCTCCCAAGAGGGGATTTCATGAAAAATGATCCAAAACAATTAATTACTAGAGGAAAAGAATATCATAAAGCAGTATCAAATATACCAAACGAAGTTAAAGGGTTTGGGGGAAAATCAGGAGATAAAATTGTAGGAAATGCAGCGGAAGTTATGTCTGGTGCAAAAAATATGGAGCAAGGAAGAAGAAATCGTAGAGCACTGTACCAAAAAGTTCTTGGTGCAACAGAATGGGATCCTGTTACAAGAAAACAGATTGCAACAGTTCGGGAAGAGTTTGAACAGTTTGATGAGAATGCCCGAGCAGCATTAAAATTGCTGAAAGCAACTAGTAAAATCATCGGTGGGAAAAAAGTTGGCACGGTACAAAGAGCATTGAGATCAAATCGTGCAGTATTGTCTAGGGCAGAAAAAGGTCAGAAATTTTCGCAGTCAGCAGATAAGATTACTTCTGACACACGTTCAATGAATATCATAAGATCAGCATCAAGAAAAGCAGGATTTAGTGGTGGTGCAAATATAAACAGAAAAGATTTTAAAACTCCAACAAAAGATTATACGACATATCCAGAAAAAGGTGGTTTAGATTATCATCCTCGACATAATACACAGGTTGATACAAATATCAGCACCGTTCCATCGGGTAGAGTTGCGGCAGTTTCTGCAAATACTACAGCAAAAAGACCAGTTCCAAAATCTGTTGGGCGTGGAAGACGAGTACCAAGAACAGAAAAATTAGTAGGGAAATTAAAAGAATATCGTCGTAGAGTTAGAAGGACTGGAGGAAATGAGAGAAATCCAGTTCATAAGGTAGATTTTATTCAAAGAAGTGATGCAGATATATGGAAGAATGATTTGGATAAATATGCGTTCAAACGTGCTAGAAATTTTAGAAGAGCACAAGAAAATTTACCAAAAGATTTAAAAGCAGCAGGAGCAAAACCAAAAGATATTGTTCAAGGAATTCCTTCTGTTATGATGAGAGGAGAAACATCAAAAGGTGTTGGAAAACGTGCAGAACTTTATAAAAATCGTTATGGTCATCGCGTAACTGATTTAGATCCTACAAGAAGGACAACTGGTGTGATTGGCAGTGCTGGAGGAGAACTTCCACCAGGAAAGAAAATGAGAGGTAGAAAACCGCAGAGAAGAAGAACAAGAACAGGTCCTACAGATCAATCTTCTGCACAGGCAATGATGGATAGAACCCAGAGAAACATTTTATCAGATCGATAAATATCTGTAGGTGAATCTTATGATTTATGTCGCATTTGATTATTGGTAAGAAGAACGAAGTATATCTTGAAGTTAAGGCGGAACCTCACGTATATTACGAACTTGCTGATCAGTTTACGTTTGATGTTCCGGGAGCAAAATTCATGCCCCAGTTTCGTAACAGGCACTGGGACGGAAAAATTCGCTTATTTAACACGCAGACAGGTGAGATCTATGTCGGTTTGTTAGATAAGATTATTAGTTTTTGTGAGAATCATGAGTACAGTTATGAATTTGTAAATAATAAGTTTTATGGTACTCCTTTTGAAACAAATGATTATATTTCAATGGAAGGAGTCAAAGATTACATGACTGCTATCAGTAAGTATGCCCCTCGGGACTACCAGATCGAGGGCGTATACGACGCCCTAAAGCATAATAGAAGGTTGTTGATATCTCCAACTGCTTCTGGAAAGTCGCTGATGATATATTCTGTTGTGAGATATTACGTTGAGAAGCAACAAAATATTCTGATAGTTGTTCCGACGACTTCCCTAGTAGAACAGATGTATAAAGATTTTGCAGACTATGGTTGGGATGTAGGTTCATTTTGCCACAAAATTTATGCGGGTAAAGAAAGGGAAACAAGTTCCCAAGTGATTATCACTACCTGGCAATCAATCTACAAACTCCCCCGAAAATATTTTTCTAGATTTAATGTTGTGATTGGGGATGAGGCGCACCAGTTTAAATCTAAATCATTAATATCTATAATGTCAAAACTTTCCGATGCAAAATACAGATTTGGTTTTACAGGGACTCTTGATGGAACTCAAACTCATAAATGGGTACTGGAGGGCTTATTTGGCCCCAGTTACAAAATCATTAGGACGAAGGAACTAATGGAAAAAGGGCATGTTGCTAAACTTGATATCAACGTGCTTCTATTGAAACACCCTGCTCATAAGTTTGAAAACTTTGAGGAAGAGGTTCAGTATATCATAAATCATGATAAACGCAATAATCTCATCAAAGAGTTGACACTAACTCTAAAAGGAAACACTCTTGTTCTTTTTGCAAGAGTAGAAGGTCATGGTCAACCACTTTACGAATTAATAAATAGTAGTACCAGTGAAGATCGTAATGTCTTTTTCATTCACGGTGGTGTAGACACTGAAGATAGAGAGAAAGTTAGAGAGATTACCGAGAAAGAAGATAATGCAATCATTGTTGCATCTTATGGAACTTTCTCAACAGGAATTAATATTAAAAATCTCCACAATGTTATTTTTGCTTCTCCTTCCAAATCAAGAATACGTAATCTACAATCGATCGGTAGAGTACTCAGAAAAGGGAATAATAAAACAAAAGCGACTTTGTATGACATTGCTGACGACATATCCTACAAATCCAGGAAGAACTATACACTTAATCACCTGATTGAAAGAATTAAAGTTTATAACGAAGAGAATTTTAATTACGACATTGTAAACATTCCATTAAAGAACTAGTATGGGCGAAGAATTCTACGCAGTTATAAAATTAGTTTCAGGAGAAGAAATCTTATCTCTGGTTATGGTTGATGACTCTGGTGATGAACCAATCATGGTATTGCAGAATCCAGTAGTCATGAAAACCTTCCATAACCATCAGGGAGTTCATATCAAAGTAAAACCCTGGATGGAAATGACGGAAGATGATTTCTACTTTATTACCTTAGATAAGATTATCACATGCACAGAAACCTCTAATGATAAACTTATCAATATATACAATCGTTTTCTTGAAGAGGATGATGATGGTGATATTGATGTCTACACTAAGTCAGGACAGGTAAAGCCTGATGAAAGAATGGGTTATATCTCTTCGGTAATGGAAGCAAGAAGGAAGTTAGAGAGTATCTATAGAGATCTTTCAGTAGAGGATAATAAAGATACTCAAAGCTAGCTAGATCTGTCTCTTCAACGTTAACAAACATATTCTACTGAGTTTCGGACACTTTGTCAAGCCCCCTAAAGTATGCTATAATGAACATATACTACGCGGTTAAGTAAATGTCATGCCTAAGAAGAAGACAGAACACTATGTAAACAACAAAGAGTTGCTACAAGCACTGATTGTTTACAGAGAACAACTGGAAGAGTCCAAGAAGAATGGACTTCCGAAACCGCGAGTTACTAATTACCTTGGTGAGTGCTTCTTTAAGATCGCTACTCGCCTTTCATACAAACCAAACTTTGTCAATTATATGTTCCGAGAAGACATGATCTCGGATGGTATTGAGAACTGTGTTGAGTATATTCATAATTTTGATCCAGCAAAGTCATCCAATCCATTTGCATACTTCACTCAAATCATTCACTACGCTTTCTTGAGACGTATTCAGAAAGAGAAGAAGCAGTTAGAGATCAAAGCAAAGATCATTGAACGAACAGGTTTCGATGAAGTTATGATGGTAGATGATAACTCGCTTTCAGGTCATACTTCAGAATACAATTCTATTAAAGATCAAATCCAGTACAGGAATAATCGATGAAGGTTGCTATCATTACGGACACTCATTATGGTGCTAAGAAAGGATCTAAATCTCTTCACGATTACTTTGAACTCTTCTACGAAAATGTTTTCTTTCCATCTCTAGAAGAGCATGGAGTAAAAACTGTCATTCATATGGGTGATGCGTTTGATTCAAGGAAGGGAATTGACTTTCAAAGCTTAGAATGGTCAAAGAGGGTTGTCTTTGATCCCCTAAGCAAGTATGATGTCCATATGGTTATTGGTAACCATGATATCTACTACAAAGATACAAACTCAATCAACTCACCAGAGTTGCTTCTGAAAACTTACGAAAATATTACGACGTATAAAGATCCTACAGAAGTCAACATTGGTGGATTAAATATTTTACTAATTCCTTGGATTAATTCTGAAAATGAAGAAGTTACTTTCAAACTGGTTAAAGAGACAACTTGCAAGGTCGCGATGGGGCACCTTGAGTTTAGAGGATTTAAAGTTAATCGACAAATCGTCATGGAAGCAGGTATTTCATGCGAACTATTTGAGAACTTCAGTCATGTCTTCTCCGGTCATTACCACACTAGATCAAGCAACGGATTGATTCATTACTTGGGAAATCCCTACGAAATGTTCTGGTCTGATGTAGATGATCCTAGAGGTTTCCATATCTTTGATACTGAGACCTTAGAACTGACTACTATCAACAATCCACATAAACTCTTCTACAACATCTATTACGAAGATACTCCGCATCAGATGTTTGATGCTTCTAAGTATAAAAATAAGATCGTAAAAGTTATTGTAAGAAAAAAATCAAATCCTAAGGAATTTGAAAAGTTTGTAGATAAGTTATCGACTGCAGGAGTTGAAGATTTAAAAGTCATTGAAAACTTCAGTGTAGTTGAAAAAGAAGATTTTGAAGTTGAAGAATCTGAGAACACAATGTCTATTTTGAATAGATACATTGATGACTCTGAGTTTGAACTTGATAAAGGCATTATCAAATCAATCTTTCAAGATATCTACAAAAAAGCGTGCGAGGTAGAGTAGTATGTTTCTTCTAACCGTCAAAGATAATAAAGATGACGGTGCATATGCCGTTCAAGATAGGTATGGTCATAAAGTTCTCTTCCTCTTTCAAGAGGAAGATGATGCTACAAGATATTCACTTATGCTTGAAGACGAAGAAGGAACCTACATGGATGTAGTTGAAGTTGACGATGATTTGGCGATAAAGACGTGTAAACTACACAACTATAAGTATGCAGTAATTACTGCTAATGATATTGTGATTCCTCCTAAAAATGATAAATTTCCAAAAAATTAGATACAAAAATTTTCTCTCTACTGGAAATCAGTTTATTGAAATTAACTTCCAGCAAAATAGTACTAATCTGATTGTTGGAACTAATGGGTCTGGTAAGTCAACTATATTAGATGCACTGACCTTTGTTCTGTTTAATAAACCATTCCGTAAGATCAACAAACCTCAACTTGTCAACAGTGTAAATGAGAAGGACTGTGTAGTTGAGATTGAATTCGATGCAAACGGAAGACAATACTTAGTTCGCAGAGGTATCAAACCTAATGTGTTTGATATTGTCATGGATGGAAACATCTTGCATAAAGAAGCAGATGATAGATCTAACCAAAGAATTCTTGAACAAAACATCCTCAAATTAAATTACAAATCATTCACACAGATTGTAATCTTAGGTAGTAGTACGTTTGTTCCTTTCATGCAACTTACTACTGCAAACAGACGTGAAGTTATTGAAGATCTTCTGGATATTAGAATATTTTCTTCTATGAGTTCTTTGATTAAGGAGAACCTTCGATACGAGAAAGATCAAATCAAATCTTTGGATCTTAAGAAGCAAACTCTGAAAGAAAAAGCAAAGATGCAGATCGAGTTCATTGAAGAACTTGAGAACCGTGGTAAGCAGCAGATAGAATCTAACAGTAAAAAAATTGATGATCTTGATGAGGAGATTGTTGTTGCAAATTTAGAGAATGAGAAGAATCAAAAAGAGTTAGAAAGTAAAGTTGAGCAGCAAGAAAAACTAACTGGGTTCTCTGATAAGTTAGTAAAGCTTAACAATATGAAGGGAAAAATTTCCCAAAAAGTTTCAACGATTACTGAAGAGTATAACTTCTTTAAGGAAAATACGGTTTGCCCTACTTGTACTCAGGATATTGAAGAATCATTTAGAGTAAATAGAATTAGTGATGCTCAAAATAAAGCAAAAGAACTTAAAGATGGTTATGTTGAACTTGAGAAAACAATTAAGTCAGAACAAGAGAGAGAGCGTCAATTCAATGCCCTATCCAAGGAGATTACTAAATTAACGCATGGCATTTCTCAAAACAATACTCGGATTCAGTCCAATAGACGCCAAATCCGAGATCTGGAATCGGAAATTCAAACAATTACCGACAACCTTGCAAACAGAAATACTGAACATGAGAAGTTAGAAGAGTTTAAGAAAAATCTCCAGCAGACAATTGAAGATCTCTCAGAAAGAAAACAAGAAGTCGTTTATTACGATTTTGCCTATTCCTTACTCAAGGACGATGGTGTAAAAACAAAAATCATCAAGAAATATCTTCCTCTGATTAATCAACAGGTTAATCGATATCTACAAATGATGGAGTTCTTTATCAACTTTAAACTTGATGAAGAATTCAATGAGTCAATCGAATCTCCTATTCACGAATCATTTTCTTATAGTTCATTCAGTGAAGGTGAAAAAATGAGAATCGATTTATCTTTGCTCTTCACTTGGAGAGAAGTTGCAAAGGTGAAAAATTCTGTCAATACCAACCTGTTGATTATGGATGAGGTGTTTGACTCTTCGCTTGATGGATTCGGTACAGAAGAGTTCCTTAAAATTATTAGATATATAATAAAGGATGCAAATATTTTTGTTATATCTCACAAAGTGGGATTGGAAGAAAAATTTGAGTCCGTAATCAAATTCCAAAAACAAAAAGGATTTTCGCAGAAACTAAAATGAGCATGATTAAAATTTTCGGTCTCGCGGTAGTATTCGGACTACTAGGTGCGGGATTCCAGCATGGCAACATGCACCTTTACAATAGTATGATTCCACATGTCCATGAGAATGGAGTGATTCATTCTCACTAAATTAAAAGCACTCTATCAATAGAGTGCTTTTTTTATAAATATTTGAAAATAGTGTTCAAATAAAACCAATGTATAATACGACCGAACGTGAGTTACTTGATTTATATGAATCCATTTATAAGGAAGATACTGAAACCAATGACCTTATAATTCAACTTTGCGAAAGTTGCGAGTATGGTACTGATTTAGAAGATAGATCAGAATTTGCTCAAGTGATAATTGAAGATGATTGTATCTTTGAATTCTTAGAACTGGTTGCGGATGACTTTGGGATTGATATTGCAGAAATTTTAAGTGAAGAAGTTTATTTGACAGAAAATAAGAATAAAGCACTTCTGGGTGTTCTTAGAGCAGTCGGAAAGAAAGTTGCAAGCAAAGATACTCAAAAAGTTACAAGCAAAGCTATTTCAGGTACTCCTAGACAAGGTAGACTTCTTACAAATAAAGGAACTGCCCAGAATTTTACCAGAGGAAGAACTCCATTCACTGCCACTGATCCTGTTCCCGCTGCAAGTTCTCCACTTCCACAAGTAAAGAGACCAGCACCATCGGCACCAGGACAGAGAGAATTGAATTTAAGGACAACTCCTGGTGCTGGACGTAGAGAGGTAGCATCTTCCGGTAGAATTTCATCAAAAGGTGGTTCTCGAATGGGTCCAGATGGTTCAAAGGGAACTGCACTTCCTGGTGCAGCACCAAAAGGAGCACTTCCTGCTGCAAAGGGATCTATGACACCTTTGAAGACAACTTCACAAGTTGGTGGTCCTCTTGGTCAAAGAACTATTCCAAAACCTGGTGCTGGACTTCCAAGACAGGCACCAAAACCTGCATGGGGTCCAGGTGGAACAGGTGGTCCTGGACTTCCAAAACCACCAACTTCAAGTGGTGTGGGTGGTAATGTGGTAAGATCAAATGCTCGTAGAAATGCAGCACAAGATAAAGCATCAAGAGCAGCAGCAGGAACCAGAGGTACTGGAACAACCGCTGCTTATCCTGGACCTGAAGCTAGAAATATGACTGTAGATGTTGGTTCTAGAACGATTTCTTCTAGAAGAACTACTTCACAATTTCTTAAGGACTTAGCAAGAGCTGCTAGAAATAACAAAGGTAAGGTTGCAGCTGGTGCTGCTATTGCTGGTGCAGGGGCACTTGGTTTAGCTACCGGAGACGGTAAGAGAACTGCTTCCAGAGATACCGCTCCTACTACTCCATCCACACCACCTGCATCTAAAGGTAAAACTGGAACTGGAATGGCGAATATTCCTCCTGGTGAGGGAACAGTGAACAATCCAAATTATGGAAAACCTGGTTCCAATGGTAAGGCAGATGCACCTAAGGCACCTGAATCCAAGAAACCTGCACCTAAGGCACCTGAATCCAAGAAACCTGCACCTAAGGCACCTGCACCTAAAGCACCTGAATCCAAGAAACCTGAAACCAAGAAGCCTGAATCTAAGGGAACTCCAAAGATGTCAAAAATGCAGCGTGATGCTGCAGAACTTCGTGCTATGAGAAAGGCATCTCAGAAGCGTATTGTCGCGCAAGGTGGAACGCCAGCAACTCCTCTTGTAAAAGATGATGTAGATGTATTTGAAATCATCAAGGGTTACCTGATTGATGAAGGTTATGCTGGTAGTGAAGAGGCAGCACTCATCATCATGACTAACATGAGTGGAGCATGGCAAGATCAGATCATCGAGTCCTCCTGTGGTGGTCACTCGAAGAAAAAGAAAAAGAAGAAGGGATATTGATCCAGTTCTGAAACTGTCCACTAGCAGGTCCTAAGACCTGCTTTTTTTGTATGATGACTACATCAGACAAGAGACCCACCATGACCGTCAACCAAGAAATCAAGTCCGGACTCGCCAAACTGCTTGCGATGGAGAACATCGTGGTTGAGCACCGCAATGTCGAAACTGCGTCGTTCGATGTTCAGAACCGCATCTTAGTTCTTCCTATGTGGAAGTACGCATCTGAGGACGTGTATGACATGCTGGTTGGTCATGAAGTCGGTCATGCTCTGCACACTCCAGATCGGAACTGGATCGCTGAGCGTAAGATCCCTCCTCAGTTTGTGAACATTGTTGAAGATGTTCGGATTGAGAAAAAGATCAAAGAGCGTTATGTAGGAATTGTTAAGAACTTTAATCGTGCATACAAAGAACTGCATGATCAGGACTTCTTCCAGAT